GCTGGATCACGATTAATAACTTCAGGACCAGTTCCACCGCCTGTAGCCTGTGTTCCTCTTGAACTGATCCAGTAATCTACTTGCCATTCGCAAGTAAACTCTTCAATGACGTCATTTGCGTCATATGCTAGTTCAATAGGACCTACGTTGGTTGGGAAGGTTCCTTTGAAGTCATACCTGTAGAGTTGTTTTCCACTCTTATCGAGTTGCTCAACAATCATATCAGCTTTGTAGTCGAGAGGATTAGAAGAATGTGCAGTGTTCGCCACGTGCCTATTAATCTTATCCATCCACTGTTCTACACCGGCTCTGATTCTAAAATCAGTGTCGTTATAGATTGTTGTGATCCAAGGTTCAAATACTCTGTCACCAGCTATTTGAACTTGACGTCCTCTGAAAGGTACTGGAATTGATGCCATAACTGACGTTGGAAGCTGTGCAGCTCTTACCATGAAAGAGATATTCTCTGCGTTTGCTTGTCCACCGAATCCAATTATGTCACCAAGGTTTTGAGGAGGGTTAAGCGTAACCTTAAATAGATTGGGGCGTGCGCCACCTCCTGCAAGTTTTGCTTTAAAATCATCTACACCTAATACGGCCATTTTAGTCTCTCCTTATTAAACTGTGCCAACGACTTCACTAAATTCAACACCCGATCTAACTCCAACAAAGTTGAGAGTTACGAAATTAATCGAACGTGCTGGTTTAATGAATACGTTTGCTACAAATTGATTAGTGTCAACTATTTCTGGACCATTATTAGTTTCATCACATACTATTTTGAAGTCTGTGATTCCACGTCTTCCTTGTACGTTTCGGAGAACTGGTTCCACGATTCCGACAAATTCAGCTCTTGTGAATTCATCATTGAATTCAAAGATAGTTTGTCTTGCAGCTCGTGCAATTGCTCTTTCGAGTACTAAGAAAAGACGTCTTACATTGATCCTGTCAAATGCTGACGGTCTAGTTTCGTGGGTTTTGTCACCGAATAGAATGATACCTTCACCTGGCATATTCGTAATCGGGTTAATCCCAGCCTTATAGAGAGTATCTCTATCTGCTTTCACAGGTTCGTATGCAAGAGAAGTTACTCCAAGTAACTTACCTCTTCGTGTTCCTGCAGGTGAGAAGAAAGGCGCGGCGTCTCTATCTGTCGCGGCCATAAGACCGGCAGTAGAAGATGCAGCTGGAATTTGAATAAATTTGTCGTTGTACTTATCAAATACTTTTAAGTATTGATTGTCAACTACTAAGTAGGAACTCTTAGTAAAGTTAGCAGCAGTCGATACTGATGATGTTACTTCGGATCCTACGTTTGCTACGACAGCAGCTCTATCAGGTGATGTTACTGCAACACAGTCTTTTCTCAAAGAACTCGCGGTAGCAACTAGATCATTCACAACTGTTTGTTGATCAGATGCGTTTAACATACCTGGTGCGATTAAGAAATCAACTTCTTGCGTGTTAACATCCTCATATTTATCGTAACCTGCTAGTACATTTGATGTAGTCAGTGCACTACCATCGTCACCGTCTGCCATTGAGAAGTTTCGAAGTGCGGTAGTTCTACCTGCTTTAAAGTCTAGCCCTGGAGATGTAGGTGATCCAGCATTAGAACCGAGTCCTGTTTGCGTAGGATCTCCGACCCATAACCATTTTGAGTTACGATTAATTACTTCTTTAAAGTAATTTGTAGAGCCGTCTGTGTTTTTACCGTTTGATGCAACGGATAGGTGCTCATAAGTTTCTAGAACTGCTCCCTTAGTTCCGGAAATCTTACCGTCCTCGTCAACTACAACTACATGAACTTCATCATGAGTAGCTGTGTCGTCTGTCGCGGTCTGACTGGTTGTAGGTGCAACATTAAAATGTGTACCGTATGTCCAGTTAGCAAGCTCTGCAGTAGAACCTGCACTATCCAAAGCAAAAGTATGGACAGCAAGTGAGTTACCTAGTGTGCCTGGATACTTTGCAACGTATCCGACATTATCAGTATTAAGCTGTGCTTCTTGAGTATCGAAGTCAACTTGATTACCGATAGCTATTGATAGATTTGAGTCGTATGACGCTCCTCCATGCGCGTTGTTTGCTCCGTTATGCATTCTCACGACTTTTAGTGAGTTTGAATAACGCAAGAAGTAACTTGCACTGTGGAAGTCTACGGAGTGCGCATCGTCAGGCGATGCGAAAGTATCAACGAGTCCTGCCTCGTTTGTAATGAGTCTGACCTCAGCTGTAGCTCCCCAACGGAACCTCCCAACGTATGCTCCAGTCGATGACTGGACGTTTGGAACTGTACCCGTAAGGTCGATTTCCTTAACTATTACGGCCGGAGACTCAGATGGTGCGAATAAAGCCATGTCTCTGTTTCCTTTTCCAACTATGAAATTATAAGTTTATTTTAGCATAATACGGTT